GACCGGCTACAACCCTACGGCCGACGTCCTGCTCGTGGGGCAAGAGGGCTACCTCATTCGGCAGATCGGGACGACCGGGACCGCCTACTACCGCCCTGGCCGTGGTGCGGGATGGGCGCCGGGGCGGCAGAACATCGAGCTCACCTACACCGCCGGCTGGGACTATCCCCGCGTGGGAACGGCCGGAGTCGCGCCCTGGCTCGACACGGATCTGCCCTTCGACATCGAGCAGGCCGCGACGGAGCTCACGGTCCTCCTCTTCAACGAGCGCAACCGCATCGGCGACGGCGGCAAGACGTTCGAGAAGTGGACCGTGAACTACATCCGCAAGCTCAACCCCGCGATCGCGGACGTGATCTCCGCTTACGAGAGGGGATTCCGCACGTGCTAGAGATCCGCCTCGACATCGACCAGGAGCAGGCGAAAGCCCTCATCGCCCGGATGAACGACGAGACGGGGGCGGTCCTGGGCGCGGCGATGCACGATGCCCGCGCGGTCGTCACAGGCCGCGCCATGAGGGGCGCCCCGGTACGGACCGGGAACCTGAGGCGGACCCTCCAGGAGGGCGGGCTCTCCGAGACGGGTCAGACCGGGCCTTTCTCGGCGCGCGCGGTCGCGGGCAGCTCGGCCGAGTACGCGCCGATCATCGAGTTCGGTGGCGTCATCCCCGCGCACGAGGTGCGCCCACGGTTCGCTCAGGCCCTTCATTTCTTCATCGGCGGGCACGAGGTGTTCGCGAAAAGGGCGCTCATCCCGGACGTCACGCGCAAGCCTCACCCCTTCCTCACCCCGGCGCTCGAGGCATCGAAGAACGACATCCGCCAGATCGTGATCCGGCACATGCAGGCGCTCATCGACGGGCAGGGTGCGTCCGCATGACGCAACACCTCGACGACATCGTGTCGGCCCTGATCGTGTCCCTGAAAACGATCCGCGGCGCTCCGACCTACTGGACCGACCTGGGAGGGCGGGTCTACGACCGGTTCTATTCCGCGACGGAGTGGGAGCAGCTGGGGGATTTCCCGGTGCTCTTCGTCGTGGCCCCGGGGGACGAATCGCCACTGAAGAACGAAGACCACGGGTTTCAGGACGAGACCCGGATCCGGCTCTACGCCTGGCTGCGCGAAAACTCCGAGGACCCTCTCGTCTCGCTCGCGCGGCCGGCCGCGAACAAGCTCCGGGACGACCTGGTCCTGTGCTTCGACAAGAACGCGAAGCTCGCCGGAAAGATCACCTTCCCCATCCGCCCCTACTCCTACGCCCTCGATTGGGGGATCGATCCGAAATACGCCGCCGTGAGCGCGTCGATCGGTCTTCCGAACCGGCTCTTTGCAGCGAACCTCGGCCCTCAGGCCGCTTGAACAGGGAGGCATGAAGACATGAAAGCCCTCAAGTACACCGGCCTGAAACCGGGCCAGCACACCACGATCAACGACGCGCGCAGCGTCGAGGACTGGTACGAGACGCAGAACTGGGACGAGAAGACCCAGGCCATCGTCACCGAGAGGTGCGAGCCCGACGCGGAAGGTGCACGGCATCACTTTTGCGACGGTGAGTACATCCGCATCAACCCGGGCGACATCGTCCCGCTCGACCGGTTCCAGAACAGTCCCCACTCCGGCGACGTCGCGAAGATCCACACGACGCCGCTGTTCGGTGCGGACGGGGCTCTGGCCCGCGGGCCTCTCGCCCAGCTCATCGATCTGGACGAAGCGGGCGCAGAGATCGCGAGCGGGCAGGGCGCGCCGGCTCCGTCGCCGTTTCGCCGGCGAGCGGCTGCGGCGTCCGGTGACGGCGCCTCGGCCAGCACGGAGGACGAGAAGAAGAGCAGCTGACGAACGACCGTCCTCCGGCGAATGACTGGGGGCGGAATACCTGAAACCGGAGGAATGAAGCCATGCCGAGAACAAACGTCCCCGTCCAGCAGCTCTCCCGCACCGGCCTGGTGACCGGCTCGACGGGAAGCGAAGTCACGGGGGATTCCGCGAACAACCACAGCTTCATCAACGACGGGAAGACGTTTTTGCACGTGCGCAACAGCGCTGCAACGGCCACGCGCAACGTGACGCTCGTCATCGCCCAGCCGGGCCCGGACGGAGCGACCGTCACAAACCCGTCGGTGGCCGTACCGATCAGCTCGGAGAAATTGATCGGGCCTTTCCCCCAGGCGATCTACAACCAGCCGGACGGGACCTGTTACATCAACGTCGACAACGCCGAACTGAAGCTCCAAGCCATTCAGGCCGGCACGTAGTTTCGGAAGACCCGCGACCCCCAGAGCGGGGCCGCTGACAGAACGTCCATCCACGCCGGGCCGGGGCCTCATGAACCCCGCCGGCCACAACGAAGCCTCCCGAGTCCTGAGCGCGGACGGGGCGGGAGAGCAGCGTCATGGCCGACACGGCAAGTCGCATTTTCGTAGGAGCCGGAACAGTCTCGTTCGCTCCGTACGTCGCCCCCGTGGGCGGCGCGGAGCCGACGGGGCACACCTTCACCGACGTCGGGGCGATCCTGGGAGGCGTCAACCTCGATCGGAAGACGACCTACCACGAGGTCAAGTCCGACCACGCCCTGAACATCCTCGACATGATCAAGGTCGAGGACTACCTGACCGCTACGTTCGCCATGGAAGAGTCGAACATGGAGAACCTGGCGATCGCGTGGGATCAGCCTGCGGCGAACGTCTCGGGGTCGGCTCCCAACAAGACCCTGAACCGCACTCCGAACAGTGCCCGGCAGCTCCTCGCGATGAAGATCGTGGGCGCTGGGTCGGGCATGGGCGCGGGCTCGACGAACACCCGCACGATGACGGCCTGGAAGTGCGTGGTCGTCGACGTGGGCAAGTCCTCGTTCAAGAAGGACGGCGAGTTCTTGCTCGAGGTGACCGTGCGCATCATGCAGGACCTCGGGATCACGAACGGCTCGACGTCCCAGGACCTCAAGACGGTCGACAGCTAGACCGAGACGACGACGTGGCCCTTCACGATCTGACCGAACGGCGCGCCAGCGTGCACGTCGGGGGGCGCATCTTCACGGTGCGCCCCGTTTCCGTTCTCGGGGTCCAGCGGGCGCAGGAGATCCTCGCCTCCTGTCTTCCGCGGGATGAAGCGGTCGCGAAGGGCTGGCTCGAGGAACTGAAGAAGGCCGCGGCGGGATGGGATCCTGCCGCGGCCGTCTCTGTTCTCGCGCGGCTCTACCTGGCAATCCTGGAGAACATCGGCAAGGACCAGCTGTGCGCGCTCCTCGCTCTTGTATGCGAGCCCGGCGCTGAGGAACTCCTCGCGGCGATCGACGCGGATCCCCCGGGGGCGCCTTCGGCATTCCTGAGAGCCGTGGCAGAGCTTCACGACTTCGGGCGGATCCTTCGCAAGTTCACCGAGAAGAGCACCGAGCCCATCCCTGCCTTCCTCGAGGAGTCGGAAGGGTTGGGGCTTGAGACCGTGATCCTCGACGTCGCGACGTTCCTTCCGCAGTACCGGCTCGAAGACATCCTCGCGTGGCCCTACGAGCGGTTCCTAACCGTGCAGGAGCAGATGGGCGCCCTGCGCGCGATCCGGTCCGGAAAGCCCGCGCGCATTGGAGGCCAGCGCCCAGCGGCGAGCAACGCGGAGCTGCGCGCGATCGGCGTCACGGTACAGACCCGGAGAAAGAAGCCAGGCCCCAGCCAGGAGACGGTGCATTGACCGATGGCCGATGAACTGAACATCCGGGCAGTCATCGAGACGATCCTCGACGAACGGGGACTGAAGGATCTCGACCACGCCCTCGAGAAGAACCGCAAGTCCCTCCAGGAGACCAAGGACGAGGGGCTCCAGCTCAAGGAGAGTTTTCAGGAGCTCCAGCAGGAGTTCCTTGGCTTTCTCGCCGTCGGCGCACTCTCGGAGTTCTACCGGGAAGGGATCAGCGAGTCCGCGAAGATCGAACGGGCGTGGGAGGACCTCGACAGCACGCTTCGGACGATCGGCTCGGACGCGGCCAGCCAGGGCCCCAAGGTGCGGGAGTTCGTCGAGTCGCTCGGTGGCCAGGGCGTGCTGGAGTCGCAGGCGATCCCCGCGTTCACGAAGTTCGCCGGCATCCTGCGCGACACGCAGGCAGCGGAGGCCGCGACCTCGCTCGCCGCCGACATCTCGGCGCAGAAGCACATGGACATGGGCGCGGCCACCGACCTGGTCGTGAACATCATCCAGGGCCGGATGCTCGGCTCGCTGCGCCAGCTCGGGATCGCTCAGGTCGACGCCTCGGGCAAGGCGAAGACCCATGCCGAGGTGATGTCGGAGGTCATCGAGAAGTTCTCGGGTTTCCTCGCCAAGACCGACGACACGCAGAAGGCGCTCGATCAGCAGGCCGTACGGTGGGAGAACCTGAAGAAGAGCGTCGGGGATGCGTTCGCCCCCGCGTGGGTCTTCGTGCTGGGCCTCTTCGACGACGCGATCAAACTCATTCAGTCGGTCGGAACTGGACTGGGTGGGCTGGTCGCGCAGTTCGAGGCCTTCGCCACGGGGATGCGCAACGTCCCCAACATCACGAAGCTCTTCACCGCGCCCAAGGACTTCTTCAAGGGCATGAGCGATGCCTGGGAAGTCTCGATGCGGGAGATGAAGGCCGCGGGCGCGCAGACGGCCGAGGACTTCTATCAGATCTGGAACAAGAACATCGCCAAGGTCGGGGAGGAAACCGAGGGGCTCTCCAAGCTGAAGGAGCAGACGGGCCTCAAGGACCGCGCCGAGGCGGAGGCTGCGGCAAAGACGGCCGCCGAGGCCGCCGAGAAGATCGCCAGGACGAAGGAAGAGATCTACGTCCGAGAGCTGCACTCCGAGGTCGAGCTCACCAAGGCCGGGACCCAGGAGCGGATCGCCGCAGAGACCAAGCTCCTCGATTTCGAAGAGACCGCCTCCGTGCGCCGCGCGCAGCATGAGAAGGCGTCCGAAGAGTCGATCCAGCAGATTCACCAGACCTTCGCGAATGAGCGCACCGCCCTGCTCGAGCGCAACACCCTCGCCACTGCGACGGTCGAACAGAAAGCCCGGCACGACGAGCTGCAGTCCGAGATCGCCCTCTACAAGGAGGGCACACGCGAGCGCATGGATGCGGAGCTGCGCGTCCTCGATTTCGACTACCAGGTCGCGCGCGAGCGGATGGTCCTCGAGGAGAAGACCGAGTCCGCGATCGCCTCCTTCGATCAGGCGTACGCGAACCAGCGCATCGCGATCATCCAGAAGCAGGACCAGGTCGAGATCGACGAAGTACGGAAGACCGACGCCAAGATCGAGGCCTTCCACCAGTCCGCCCTGCGGGCTCAGGTCGAGGACCTGCACCAGATGGGCCTTCTCGAGATCGTCCAGCGCGAGCAGGCCCTCAATCAGGAACTCGCCTCTCTTCGCAAGAGCCTCGCGACCGAGCTCGCCGACACCAAGAAGACCGACGATCAGAAGCTCCGGCTCGCCGAAGCCGAGGCCGCCGCCGAAGAGGCGATCCAGGCCGGCATCACGCGCGTTCACGCGATGTCGGCGAAGGCGATCCAGATCCAGTACGAGGACATCGCCGCGGGCGTTCTGGGTTCGCTCTCATCGATCTTCGGCGGCAACAAGGCGCTGGCAGTCGCCGCGACGATCATCTCGACGTACGCCGCGGCGCAGAAAGCCTACGAGTCGCAGATCGGGATCCCCGTGGTGGGCCCGGAGCTTGCCGTCGCGGCGGCCGTTGAAGCCATCGTCGCGGGTCTCGCCCGTGTCGCGCAGATCGAAGGCGTCGGGTTCGATGATCCCGGAGCCGACAAGGCCGCCCGCGTCGGGGGCTACCGCTGGGCCACAGACATGGTCCGTGAGTTCGAGGCGGGCGCCGCCGCGGCGGCTCAGGGGCGCCCGGTTCCTGGTCCGGCCGGCTCGCCCGGGACCCCGAACGACTCTCCGCTTCAGCAGGCGATCGCCGACGGCTGGGCCGAGGTTCTGACCCGCGCTCCAGGGCCTGCCCCCGCGCCCGGGAAGATGCCCGAGGCACCGGCACCTCCGGCTCAGGGTCCAGCTCCGGCGGTCACGCCGGGCGACTTTTCCGCACCGCCCGAGACCATCCAGCACACTGCGCCATCGCTTCCGCCCGCCACGGCCGCCCCGGAGCCGTGGCGCGAGTCCGCGAGCGCTCCTCCGGGCCAAGCGCCGCCACCGGCCGGGCCGCCTGCCTCACCGGCTCCATCTCAGGCGCCCCAGTCGGCGTCCGCCGTATCCGGTCGCCCCGAACGCCTCGACGTCACCGGTCTGCCAGCGGACGCCGCGACGGGAGCCGTGCGCTTCCCGGCGCCCATTCCGGGCGCGGTGGGTCCCGTGCCGCCACAATCCGCCACGCCGCCACAAGCCAATGTTGACGGGCGTCGCGCGCAGGATGCTGGCCCTTCTCCCGCTTCCGGCCAAGGTGTCACGCCCGAAACTCCTTCCATTTCGGGCACGGTGGCCCCCGCGCCTCTTCCGCCGGTCTCGCGCACGCAAGACGGACCTCCCGCGGGCCAGTCCACCGTCCAGCACGGGACGGTCATCCTGGTGGCACCCCCGGCCGCCCCGACGGCCCCCTCATCGGAGCAGGCGAAACAGGCACCGGCTCTCACCAGTGGCGCTCCGGCCGGTCAGGCGCCGACGGTCCCGCCGGGTGCACCTTCCGTCCCGGCTCCGGCTTCAGCGGCGCCGATCAGTGCTCAGGCGCCCGCTCCTGCGGCGCCCAAGCCTGTAGCCCCTACGCAGGGGACGGCCGTTGTCGTGACCCCGCCCAACGTCGCAGCACCGGCGAGAGCGGAGCCTGAGCAGTCTCCAGCCCTTGCCCAGACCCTTGCCGAGACCTTTCCGCCCGACAAGGGTTTCCCCGTACCGCCCGAGCCGATACAGGCGCGGCCGTCCGTGCCAGTGACCGCTCCAACGGCCGCACCCCCACCGGCTGCGGCGCCCAGCTCGGCCGCCGCTGGCGCTCACAGTCCGGCCCCGGTCAATCCCTGGGCCGACACGCCCGAGGCGCGAGAGATCCGCGCGAGCTGGGCGGTCCAGATGGCCAGGGCGAGCGTCCCGGGTGCGCAGCAGCCGTCCGCGGGCGAGGGGACGGACGTCTACAGCGCCGAGACGGGCCTCGTCACACCCGGAACGATCGGCCCCAGCGGAACGCCCGAAGATCGCAGCGCCTCGGACTCTCCGGAGCCGCGCCGCGACTACGGCCGCGCAGCCCTCGTCCATGACAGGCGCTCGGACTATGAAGGCTCTGGTGGCACCGCTCGCGGGGCGCGCCGTGAGGGCGGCAACGTGCGGCTGGCCCCCGGGGATTCCGTCACCGTCGAGGCCCTTCGAACCGGCCCCGCCGCGGGCATTTCCCCCGCCAGCACCCCCCCCGCGGACGTCGCGCGGCAAATGGCCCAGAACTACTTCGCCGCGCCGGTGCTCGCAGGCACCGCGCCCGGCGGCTTCTCCGCGTCCAGCGCCGCTCCGTCGACGATCATCAATCAGGACAACCGGCAGACGACCTTCGCCCCTTCCACGGAAGCGCACGTCCACCTCGAGGGGATCATCGCCTCGACGAAGATGCAGCTCCTCAAAGATCTCAACCGCGGCCTGGAAGAGATCCAGCGCACGATCATCAAGAAGTCCCGGGTCGGGGAGTAGGCTCCCGCCGTGGCCGACAGCTACGTCTTCGAAATCCAGAACCCGGCAGGCGACTGGACCGACGTCTCGGACCTGGTCGTTGCCGATCAGATGGGTGCGTACTCCTACGCGATCGAGGACTCGCTCCTCCAGTTCAGGACCGGGGACATCACGCTCGCCCTGCACGACAAGGCCGGGTCGGTCTCGGCGCTGTTCGCCGGCGCCGACCCCACCTTGACCTACCGGCTCCGGATCGCCCGCAACGGGAAGAAGCTCTTCGAGGGGATCATCGCGCTGCCGGGGCAGGTGACGAGCTCGGCGAACGAGGCGCTCGTCACGATCACGGCCTTCGGCTACCTGGCGCTTCTCGATCAGGTGTCCGCCGAATCGGTGAAGAGGACCTTCTCCGCGCTCACCCTGACCGCCGACGCCGCGGCCGACCAGTTCCAGCTCACGCTCCCGACGACCGCGGGTCTCACCCGCGATGACCGGGTTCGCATCACCTCAGACCCGGCCCTGGCCTTCGCCCAGGACGCCGAGGAAGCGGAGATCTCCTCGGTCAATTCTGGAACTGTCGTCACCCTCAAGACCCAGCTCTCGAACACATGGCCCATCGGATCCGAGGTCGAGGTCCTCACGCCGTACTACCGGCGCAAGTCGATCATCTACCTCGTCCAGCAGCTGTTCGCCGCGGCCGGGATCACGAACCCGACGATCGACCTCACCGGGGCCGACTTCGCCATCCCCGTGGGCTCCCCGATCAACACCGACGGGCTACCCAATCAGAACCCCACGGGCTTCCTCCAGGTGGGTTCGAAGATCCGGCTTCGCATGACCAACCGGCTGGAGTACGAGACGACGAGCGCGGGCGATCCATTCACCGTGCTGTCCGACGGGGCGCAGATCGGCGGATCGAACGCCGATGACCCGGACGGCTCATTCTTCGTGGACTGGACCAAGTACGAGCTCGCGGAGCCCTCGCAGAAGACCATCCAGTGGACCCAGTACAAGAACGGGACCGGCGGGAGCCTGGACCGCGCGGACGGCGAGGGCGTGGACCACGCGCATTCTCCCCAGCCCAGGAAGTACGTGGTGCGGATCGCGGCTACGACCTTCCAGATCTCCTATGGGGATTGGACGCCATTCGTCCGGGACATCCCCGCGGCGCTCGTGGACCTGCACACCCTAGAGACGATCAGCGGGAACCAAGACAACGTGATCGTGTCCTGCGAGTGGGACAGCGCCAACGGCCGCGTCTGGTTCGCCTACGGGGCCAACAACGGGAGCAACGGCGGGCGGTTCGGCTACTACGACGTCGCCGGCGGGACGCATACCTTCCTCGACAGCGCCGCCTCCGGCACTTCCACATCGAGCATGGGACGGCTCGTCTACTCCCGCTCCGCGGATCTGCTCCTGCGCCTGAAGGCCGACGGGGTGACGCTGCAGGGCTGGCGCGGGTCGCTGCTGCGGTTCGAAGTGACCGTTCCCGCGGGGATCCGCGTCCCCACGATGCGCTACGTGAACGGCCGCTGGGTCGGGATCCTCCTCCGCAAGGACCGCAGTCAGATCCTCATCGCGGACCAATACTTCACGACGATCACGACGCTCGCCTTCAGTGACTCCGGCTCTTCAAACCAGTACCCCGGTCAGAACTGGGATTTCTCCAACAACCTGGCTGCGGTGGGAAACCAAGTCTTCGGCTACGTCGACGGGCGCGCCGTAGTGATCGATACGCTCTACGGCGGGATCGTCTCCTATGCGGACTTCTCCGGGAAGACGATCGCCGGCGCCCTGGTCGAGCTCGCGAAGATCGTGAACGCCGTGGCCTACGTCGACAACGACTTCAACGGCTACTTCGTGTCGAGGAATAGCCAGGTCTTCAACGCGACGGAGACAAAGGAGATCGATGGGCTGATCATCGACCAGGAGGAGGACGCCGTCTGGGAGAAGTGGTTTGGGAGGGTTACCGTCACAGCGAATGGACAGTCCATCACGGTGGGCGATGCCTCGCTCACCGGGGACGAGCTCTCGATCGAGGCTTCCTACGTCGACAATCTGTCGGTCCAGTCGGGGCTGGCCTACGGCTATCAGCAGTTCTACTCGCGCGCGCGGCGCCGGCGCCAGCTCACGATCGATGATGACGAGACGATCTACTTCCCCTACCAGCGAGTGAGGATCGGCGCCGAGGAGTGGGCGGTGTACGAGACGAACTATTCCTGGGCGGAGAGGTCGATCGAGATGAGGCTCGTGGAAGCGATCTGATTCATTGGTATCTACCGGTAGTATAGAAATCCCACCCCGGCGTCATGACCCGAGGCGGGTTCCCCGTGGAACTACCGCGCCCCGCCTGAGCAGGGCCGCTCGCAAGAGAGGTCCTCGCCCATGGCTGGCTACGCCTACACCTGGCGCTTCAGGGTCGTCTACGAGGACGGCCCCACCGACGGCACGCTCTACGACCTGACCGGGCTCGCCTCGACTCCGGGGCCGATCTCCACCAGGCTCGAGTACATCCCCGAGAAGACGCAGCGCATGACCCCGGGGAAGAAGCTCATCGAGCGGCGCTTCGGGGTACGGATCGGAGTGACGCTCAAGTTCGAGCTGTCTGTCATGGCGGACGAGGCCTCGCTCGTCGCCGTCTTCAACGCCCTCAACGACGACACCGCGACGGTCTACCTGTCACTGAACGGGGGAACAACAGAGCGCGCAGTCGTCCTCGACTCCTACGGCTGGGAGCCCCTGGGGGACAAGGCCCCCGTGGGTGTCGCCATCGAGATGAAGGTCAAGACCGTCGACGTCGTCGACGTCGTGCCCTCGATCATCGGAACCGGCGGGGTGACCCAGTGGTGAGACGAACTCTGGCGCTCCTGCTCTGCGTCCTGATCTCCATCCCCGCGGCGCTCGCCGGCGACGGGATCCCCGACTCGGTGGGCGTGGCCCCTTCGGGGTCCTGCTCGAGCTCCGATGATCCGCAGATCATCCGGCAGGGCAAGGCGCGCGGAACCACGTACTGCTGCAATCCGTCCGGGCAGTGGGAGGTCTGCGCCGACTCGAGCGCACCCGGCAACCCCACCGGATCCGGCATCGGTGCGTGCGCCAACGCGGACCGGCTCTCGAAGTACTCGAACTCGACGCACCTCGGCTGCGCGACGATCAAAGATGACGGGACGACGAGCTTCCAGACGTCCAACGACGAAGGATTTCTCGCCGGGAAGATGGCGTTCTGGCGTTCATCGGTCGGCGCGGCCTCGGGCGCCCTGGGCGGGGTGACCTACGACTCTTCCTCGCACCGCCTCGAGCTACGCACGGGACAGAGCTCCTCGGTCACCCGGCGCGCCTCCTGGTACGACTTCGCGACCGGCAACGACGCCTCCCTGAACTTCTCGCCGGCGGAGGTGACCCTTGACGACTCGACGACGTACATGTCGACGCCCAGCACGCAGGTCTACCACGGGCTCGCGCCGCGGGGCACGATCATCGCGGCGGCCGGCGCGGCCCTGGGCGGGCCCAACCTGCTCTCCGACGGAGGCGTCGAAGGGTGGACATCCACAACGGTCCTGCCCGACTGGAAGGCCGGCAGCGCCATCCACATGCCGATCCAGGAGACGACGATCGTCCATGCCGGGAGTTCCTCTGCGAAGCTGCCATACGAGGACGCCGTCAGTGGGAAGGAATTCCGCTCGACGCGGTACACCGGCGGCGGGTCGCCGTTCCTGCACTACCTGTTGCAGGTCTCGGGCTCGAGCAACACCCTCACGCTCTCGTTCTGGATGTACGGCAACAACAGCGGCGGCGGGGCGAAGAAAGCATACTGGGATATCCAGGCCTTCACATCGCAGACGGGGACCACTGCCGACTACTCGCTCACGAATGTCTCCGGCGTCTTCACCACCTGGGGCGCCGGGAGTCCGTCCCTCGGAGGCACGCCCTACGTCATCCTCCCCAATGACGGCGTCTGGTCGAAGTACACGTACAGCTTTCCCTTCAATCCCGGCACCGCGGGGAACAGTTATTGGCTCTACGTGCAGTTCTTCAATGGCGGGTCGAACAACAGCGGTTCGGATCCCATCTACCTCGACGATGTGACGCTTCAGACATCAGGCACCGCGATGACCGCGCCGGTGACGCTCTACGGGCTGGATCTCTCGCAGCTGAACTTCCAGCCGAAGGTCACTGGAACCGGGGACGCTCTGACGCTCTCCGAGAACACCGGAGCGAACCTGGTGCCGACGATCAAGCCCTCGACCGTCTCGAACTCGACGGTCACCGTCAACAAGGTCTTCGGAGCAACGACTGGGGTGACGCTCGACACGAGCGTCAATAGCGGGACGGCGAACTTCCCCTTCGTCGGGGGCCTTCGCATGACGAAACCGGCCTTCGGGACGGTCGCGGTGACGGCTCAGTCCGAGGGTCCGCTCGCCTTCGACTCGGATGCAGACGGGACAGGCCGCTCCTGCGTCGACGAGGATGAAACCTCGGGGCGCCTGTTCGGGGACAAAAACTGCAACGGCACGAAGGACGGGGGAGAGGAGTGGCTCGACAACGCCGGGGGCTCGCTCTCAGGTGGCACGTCGGGGCGGCTCCCGGTCTGGACGAGCAGCTCGACGCAGTCGAGCAGCTGGATCTTCGACCGCACCGGCGACAGCACGAACAACGACATTCGGATCGATCCCGACGCGAACGGCACCTTCGACTACAAGATCATCCATGACGCGGACGGCACCTGTAAGGATGGGGAGGCGCTTCGGCAATCGAACAGCCTCGGAGGCATCAGCTGCAGGCCCCTCACAACGACGAGCGCGCAATGCGTCCCGGTCGTGGGCACGGACGGGGATCTCGATGGCACCACTCACGTATGCATCACCTCGCCTGGCGGCGTCACGACGGTCAACTTCGACGGCCTACCGTTCGAGAACCTCGGCGGAGGCGAGATCAGCGGAGGGATCACGCTCGATGGCCCGCTGCTCCCTTCCAACGACAACGACATCGGGCAATACGTCGGAATCGGAGGCCAGAGATGGAGCGAGGGGCACTTCGTCGGCCTCTACGGTGACGCGGATCCGTTCCAGGCCTTCACGCTGAACAACCTCAGCGTCCCCACGCGGCGCTTCTACTGTGAGACGGGCGCGGTGGACGCTTCGACGCACTGCTTCTTCGAGCACGTAGCTTACGTCGGTGCTTCCGTGTTCCTGGGCAATCTGACCGGGGACGTCACCGGGAACGTCTCAGGAAATGCGGGAACCGCCACGACTCTCGCGGCCAACGGATCCAACTGTTCGGCCGGTCAGTACCCGCTGGGAGTCGATGTCTCGGGCGCCTCCGAGAGCTGCACGGATGCGGCCGCGACGTCAACCTCACCTTACGCGCCCGTCTACGCGAGCACCGTGGACTCGGGCTGTACGAGCGCGCCCGTGGGAAGGAACACGGTCCTGAAGGCATGGAACTCCACCTGCGCGGCCGCATTCACGGCGACGCTGCAGGGGACGAACAACTCAGGGAATTTCGTCCTGAGCACCGGAGGTTTTCAGGCACCGACATCGAGCTCGTCTCAGTTCGACGCTGTCAGTCTCACGGGCAAGATGACCACGACGCCTGGGACCTTCGGCAGCTCGGTGACCGCCTCCGGCACTGCCTACGACTTCGATACCTCCAATACGATGAGCGGAAACCTCATGCGCTGGAAGAACAACGGCACGGCCAAGCGGATCATGAACGCGTTCGGGGACTTGATTTCCTCGACGGCCCACTCGGCAGGGATCGGGAGTCTGAGCTCGCCCGATGGCTACCACTACTTCACAGGTTTCTCGAACGGGGACAGCTCCTTCGAGGGCTGGGGCACGGACGGCAGCGGCGCAGAGATCCAGAGGCTCGAGCTCACGAGTCACACGGCGACGGGGCGGTGGAAATTCTCCAGCTCCGACATCTCCCTCAATGACGACGCCGACGGCACCTTCGCGATCATCAAGGAGACGGACGGCTCCGGCCTGCAGCTCGACGGGAACGGGGACGGCACAGTCGATGCGACGGTGTCGAGCGGCACGGTCACGGCAACCACGTTCTCGGGGGCGCTCTCGGGGAACGCCACGACGACCACCGCGCTGGCCGCCAATGGCTCGAACTGCGCCGCCGGCCAGGCGCCTCTTGGTGTCGACGCTTCCGGAGCGGCGGAGAGCTGTTTCGCGGTGACGACCCCCAGCTCGACGGACACCTTCACGAACAAGACCCTCGACGCCTCAGGTACCGGGAACACGGTCACGATCCCATGGCCGGTGAGACTGCAGGTCGGCCGCTGCAATGCAGGGACCTTCGCACCGACGGACGCCAACCTCCCCTCGACGAATCCTCCCGCAGGTGCGTGCATCGCGGGAACCAACACGATTCAGCCCGTTCTCGACTACAACGACGACGGGACGACCAGGTCGAGCTACTACCAGTACCAGATCCCTTCCGATGTGAGCTTGTCGTCGGTTCCCACGTTCAAGGTGTCGTGGATGACCACGGCGACGTCAGGGAACATGGAATGGTGCGTGGCGACAACCTGCGTGGCGAACGATGGCACCGAGACGAATGACCCGTCCTTCAACACAGCGGACTGCACTGGAGCTGTGGCGGCACCAGGCGTGGCCTCGAAGCCGAAGCTGTCGTCCATCACGATGACGAACGGCGTCACCGGATGCTCCGCGGGGGAGCTCATGCACATCAAGCTCACCCGCAACCCCGCTGCCGGCAACGACACGATCGGAGCGACCGCGCGCCAGCTCGCGATGGTGGAGATCGTCTTCTCAAGAGCGATGTAAGGGACAAGGGGCGCCTGAAGTGGCGTCCCAACCCCTTTCGCATCCGCAACTTAGATAGCGGCCCATGGCACGGAATCCGCCGGTTCGTCGGAGAATGCCCCCCGTGACGGCCCGAGGACCTCAGCGCCTGCGGCGCGCCATCCCCCGGGGGCCGATCTCCGCCGAGCTGCTCGCCGAGGTCCTCCACGACCAGTGGAAGGCCTCGGGCTTGACCCAGGACGAGTTCGCCGCCAGGCGCTACCAGATCTCCGGCCAGGCGTTCCGGCTCTGGCTCGCGGGAAAGAACCTCTCCCACTACATCGACTTCCTCGAGGGGATGCGCACGGCGAGCGCCGAGCTGTGGTGCGCGGACAACCAGGCTTGCGCCGCGTCATTGCCCTGACGCTTCCGGGGCCCGATCGTGAGGCGTCGTCGCGGTGTATCCGGCCTCATGAACCGTGAGAGCGGGGCGCCAGGCACGGTGCTCAGGACGAGCCCGGCGCCCCTACCGCCTTCCGGAGGGTAGGCCCCCGGTGAGCGTCAGCGTCAATATCATCCTAGCCGCTTCGGCAATCAATACGGTCTTCACCGTATCGAGCCTTGCCCCCGAGCGCGGCCGATGAGCGTCGTCCAGCTCACGGACCACTTCACGCCCGAGGAGATGACCTTCTCCGAGACGGCGATCCGACACGGGCTACCGAACGTCCCGGGCCCGGACGAGCTCCTCAACCTGCAGGCTCTCTGCAAACACGTCCTCGAGCCCGCGCGCGCCGCGTTGGGTCCCATCCACGTCAACAGCGGCTTTCGCTCCCCAGCCGTGAACGCGCTCGTCGGCGGTGCGCCGGGAAGCCAGCACACGAAGGGTCAGGCCGGGGACCTGCGTCCACTCGTTGCGACATTGCACGAGCTGCTGGTCTGGCTCTGGGAGAACGCGCCCTTCGATCAACTGATCTGGGAGTTCGGCGCCTGGGTCCACGTCTCGTACGACCGGCGCGAGCCGGGACGTCACCAGCTGCTCGCCGCCTTCCGCAAGCCTGGGCACGGGACTCTCTATCGCCTGGTCGATTCACCCGCCGCGGCGATCGCGCTCGTGAGGGCCGCGTGAGCGCCTTCTACGAGCACGACGATCCGTCGCGGTTCACGGACCTGGGACACAACCACTTCATGCAGTTCATGGGCTTCCACCCCGACCGCGCGCTGAATCCTCAGTATGCCGACGTCCCCGACGTCGAGCGTTACTCGGTGTGGGTCGCGCACGAGACGAAAGACGGGAAGCCATGCCAGAGCGCGATCACGCTCGACTCGCCGACGGCGCGCCGGATCGACACTCGCGGTGTGTTCTGGCCCGTCGTCTCCTGGGAGCCCTTCACGGTCACCCCGTCGCTCCTGTGCGTGGCGTGCGGAGACCACGGCTTCATCCGGGAAGGGAAGTGGGTGCCCGCGTGAGGACCCAGGCCGAGGTCCAGGAGCGCCTCGTGGAGATCGAGGCCGCGGTGAAGCAGGAACCTCTCCCGATCGCGAAAGCCACGCTCGAGGCCGTGGCGATGCAGCTGCGATGGGTCCTCGACAAGTGGCCGTATCCGCACGTCTTCAAAATCTGCATGAAGACATCTGGGGAGCAGCAGTCCTATTGCGAATGGTGCGGTCGGGACTTGGACGATCCACTCCACACCGAGGTCTCCGATGACGCCTCCTGAACCGACGACCCTCGCCGTCGCGATCGGCGGACTCTCCACCGCGGTGACCGCCCTCGCGGCCGCTCTGCGCTACGCGACCCGAAAGCGCCGCTCGATCGCCAGCGACTACTACCGCCAGGCGCAGTCCACGCTCGCGAAGAAAGCCACCGACTACGACACGCGCCTCGAGGACATCGAGAAGAAGCTGGATCGGACGCTCGTGAAGCTCGAGGAGCTGAAGAGCCAGCCCTGGAAGATGGCGACTGTCAGCAAGAACTGACTAGGACCAAAGGAGGCACCAATGACCGCCTACGTCTGTCTGATCGTCGCTCTACTCGGCGCCCTCGTTTACCTGCCGAGCCCGACCGCGCCAGCGGCCTGGTGGGGGAAGCTCCAGGAGCTCGGGCGGCTCGCCTTCGCATGCGGACTTCTCGCGTGGCTTCTCACCGTGGCAGCGGGAAAGGCGGTCCACCTCCCATGATCCCGTGGCTCCGAGAGCTATTCACCAACGAGACGCGGTTCGTCCGGACGGTCCGCATGATCCTCATCGCGCTCGGCACCGCCGCGGCAGGCGGATACCTGCCGCTGCCCTCGAAGCTGCAGTGGATCGGGATCCTGCTCGCCGGCGCCGGCGGCTTCCTGCCGGCAGGGGAGAAGAACCCCAAGGGCCAGCTCCTCACCGCGACCATCGAATCGACTGAGGAGCCGCCCGAGGAGTGAGCGGGTTCACACAGGGCTTCGTCGTTGCCGCAGCGATCGTCGTGATCGTCTGCGGCGCCGCCTGGCTCTTCGCGTTCATCGAGACGCGGCGAAAGGAACGGGAAGGATGGACCGGACGACGAAGATGAGCCGACAGACACGCGCCGAGCTCCTGGTGTTCATCGTGGCCCTGGGCGTTCTCGCGCTGACTTGCATCGCGTGCCCTCCTCCGTCGGTACAGACGCCGGCAGGGAAGACCGCCTACGCGGCGGATCAGGTCGTCCTCCGGATCGGCGAGCTCCAGACGGCGGCGATCGACGCCAACGCCGCCGGCGAGCTCTCGACGGAGACGACGCGCCACGTCGTTCAGTTCACGGTGGATGCGGCGAAAACGCTGAAGGCCTCGCCCGATGGCTGGCATACGACGGTCGGTCCGGCCTACGTGGGGATGAAAAACCAGCTCGCGCCGGCGGAGCGCGCGCGGCTCGGACCCTACCTGGGGATCCTCGACGCGATCATGGAGAATGCCCGGTGAACCCCGAACTCCTCGCGCTGCTCCTGAAAGACATCATCATCCCCGAGATCGCCGCGGTGATCCGCGCCCACGCCAACGCCAGCGGCGGAAAGATGCCAAACGACGCCCAGGTCCTCGAGGCACTTCAGCTCGACGCCGATCGCTACATCCGCGCCGGCGAGGCGTGGCTGAAGGCGAACCCCGCCTGATCTTCGTCGACTGCACCTGCGAGCGCTGGAAGCGCGGCAGCGGCGCGCTCAACGCGGCCGTGAAGATCGCGCAGGTCCACGGGTTCGTCTACGAGTACGTCCCTATGGAGTTCTGTCCGTGGTGCGGCGCACAACTCAGGCCCTACGAGGCGCCGGATCCGACACCCCCGCTGCTCGGGACGATGCCGGACAGGCCGTCGTAGGATCCTACCCCGTCTTGTTCGGACTGTATTTGCGATTCCAGATATAGATCAGGAAGGCGCGCCCATCGATTGTGAGCGACAGCTCCTTCGTCTTGTCGTCAATCGCGATGAGATTCCCGTTGTCGCGTAGCCACGTGAGCCATCTATCGAGCGTATCGTTCTTGTACAGTTCGGGGGCGCTAGCAACCCCGCGTTCGTAGAACGTGCGTGCGTCGTCTCTGCTCAGGTCGCGGGCGTTCAATTCCTGCAATAGGGCTATCTGGCTCCCATAGATCTGCTGATACAAGAGCTCGAAGACAAAGACCGTGGAGAGCTGCGCGACGCTTGCAACAAGCTGTTTCTCTCGGTCTTCTGGGGACAGGTTCGCAGTGCCTCGACGGACCATCTGCTCGAAATAGTATGGGAGAGATTCCGGCTGAAACGGGGCGCGCCCCACTCCTCCCTCCTCCTGCAGCGCGTTGCCTAGGGCCTCTGCTTCTCCCATTGGATTCGGAGGCGCTTGCTCCCGGAATTCGGCGCCCGGCACGCCCTCGCCCCTCTCCAGGCTCATTCCGAGCTCTTTCGCCGGAACGTTACTTTCGGCCTGCCTGCTCAAAGGCTCAAGGCTCAGCTCGCCCCACTTGAATGTCCCGTGCTGAATCAGAGCGGAGATAGGCTCACGAAAACGCACGAGGATGACTAGACCGAGTACGAGGGCAACCACGGGCCACCTGGCGATGAGCAATGGCATCGCTAGGAAATCGTCCATGGTGACTCCGAGGCGTCGTAAAAGGATTGGTGCGAATAGGCACAGACTGAGAGCCGACAGAGCCGACAGAGCCGACAGCACGGCGACGGTAGTCTTTTTCTTCCACTCAGTCATCGCTAGACGGAACCTCGACCCTCACGGTTTCCTTCTTCCCGTCCATCCAGTTCAGCGTGACGCCGATCGTGAGCATCGCCCCGCAGTGCGGGCAGCTGGGGATTCCGGCGCGGACCGAGCGCGCGCAGCCGGGGCAGCCGCGGATCGCGGCCGGCTCAGAGCTCATGATCCCTCTGGCGTCGTTGGAGGAGCCGCAGGCGGCGTCTCGACGACGGGCACAGCAGCGGGCAGAGCCTGCTGCTGTGGACCCTCGAAGGGCAGTAGGCCCGATTCAGGGGGCGGAAGCGGGAGCTCGGAGACGTGGACCACCGGAATGCCCACTTCTTTCGCAAGCTTTCGGATGTCTTTGTCGTTCGAATGGATCGCCACGCATCCGGTGACCTTGGCAATCGCGATGATCTGCCTATCGACTTTGATCTTCTGCCAGGCCCCTGTAGCCCCGCCCTTCTTATCGCCTGCGCCTATTGCCGAGAGAAGATTGGCTGCCGCCTCCACGGCAGCCTGGGCATCAAAGCCTGCGACCCGAAATGCGAACGATTCCTCTATCCGTGTGAGGTAGTCAGACCCCTCGCTTCCGGCGAGAACGAGGAATTCACTGAGCGCCGGTGTAGGCACGATCACCCGCGTCCTGGTCCTGGACATTTCGGTGAGATAGAACCGAACCCGGTCGCCCACCCGGTCCACAGGCTTCTTGGTGGTGGGATGAACGACATTCGCCACCGTCGGGTTAAAGAAGAGAATCAGGTGATCTGCGTCGAAGAGGACTGGCCCCATTCAGTTAGTCCTTGCCGCCCCCGCGAATTCTCTCCAGTTGGCCTAATGGATCCGGGCGTTCCTTCCACTTTCCTGGGAGGGCCTGAAGCCGCTCAAAGGCTTCTTTCGCCGTCTCGTCTCGGAGAACCGTGTGGGACTCGATCGTGAAGTTCCTCATTACCCATGTCCCTTCGGCGTCGCGAGACCATCGCGCCGTCCCAAACACACGGATCGGTGGGCCGAAGATGTGTGAACCGAACTCGCGAGCGATGCGGCGCCGTGCCTGACAGAGGTGGACGACGTCGCCGTCCTCGATATGCACTGGGACCGGATCCCCAACGCCACCGATGACGATGATCGTTCCCTGCAGCGTGCTGGGCTGGTTGAAGGGCCCGTACTCCGGCTGCACATGTCGCTTGATGCCGGGAAACTCCAGGATTCGGGCTGATGGAGCAAGGTCCTCGGCGTGGGCCCCTGGGTCCCGTTCCTCGATGAGATATCCAGACGTGTTGTCATCAGCAAGCCGTCTATTGAGGGTTTCGTACGCCCGTTGTGCATCTGGAGGCGCATCGTTGCGCCTGACCCGTCTGACCCGATCGCGTACCTTCGGAACGGCCTGCCAGTCGACGTCTTCTACGATTCCCACGCTCCCAGTTTCGAGCCCGACGAAGTGCACGTTGTCCTTCTCCCCCAGCAACGTGGCGATGTCCCACATGTACTCGGCGAGGCGAGCCATCGGGAGCGTGTCCGGCGTGAAGGACTCGCTGATCGTGAAGCGGAATCGGCGCTTGCGCGTGGCCATCGGTTGTCTCCCGGGATCAGGCCCGGGATCGTAGCACCGCGTTGAAGGTGTGACGCATCAGCTGATCACCTCGAGCAGCTCGACCAAATGTATGCCACTACCCAGGTCCGCGTTCGCTCTGACCACGACGCGAGCGGCGACCCACGACTCCTGAGGCACGAGGCCGCCAGTGTCCTCGCGTACGAGCGGGGGGAAATCGACCCGAAAGTCATTGAGCTGATCCCCGATCGATGTCTGCGAGATCTCCGATCCAGGCGTCGCGATGATCGAAAGCGTGCGCGGTGGGGTAGGGGAGTACATCGTGTCCTGAGCAACCTTCTCGCGCACCACCTGATGGTTCTGCATGTAGGAGCACCAGCAGTCGAATTCCGGTTTCACCACTTCTCCTCCGGCTTCGATATCGCGGACACTACGGGAGGTCCTCGTAGATCCCGAGGCGGTCGTAGGTCGCGAGCTTCCGGCCAGTGTGCTCGTTGAAGAGCGTGACCGTAGCGCATCCGTCCATCTCGTTCAGCGTGCAGAACCAGAGGCGCGCGAAAGCGCGCTCGTCGTCGTTGCTCAGTGCGTTCCAGTAGGCGAGGCTCGACACTTTCACGCGGCAGGTCGTATCTCGATGCGCGTCTTTTGTGGAGAGCTCCATCCGGGCGATGTCGTTCCGGATGAACCACTCGACGCGATCGTTTCTCCGCTTGTATTCGTCGATCCCCGCAGGGCACAACTCGGCGAGCCGCGCGTTCGCCGCCGCTGCCTGACGGGCCGTCTCCATGTCCTCGAGGTTCTTGACCTTCGCCTTCTCGAACGCCTCTCGCTCGGCCTGAGTCACCACTCGACGCGCCGGCCGCTGCACGGCATCCGGAACCCTGTGCCCCAGGAAGACAGATAACGCCATGAACGCCACGATGGCGCCGACGAGCACGAGCCCCATGACGAGGGCGACTTTCACTTGACTTTCACCTTCCCCCGCGGTAACTATTTCGCTTCACGTTCGTCACTGCTGATCCCCTGTAGCTCCCCTCTTCGGGCGGAGGGAGCCCGCGGCGCCTGTCGCGACAGGGAGTACCCCGTCGAGGCCAGCCATGGCCGCGAAGATCATCCCTTTCCCCTCCCGGCCGTCGCAGAGGCCGCTCCCTTTCGGGTCTTGGCGCGATGAGTGTCCTTTCCAGCGCGCGAAACGTGTCTATCGGGAGCGAGCACGTCTGCGAGCGATCGAAGAAGCGCGGCGCGCTGCTCCGACCGACGAGCCTCGGAGGCAAGATCCAGGATCGCGTCTCGGTTCTCCCCCGAGAGATCGCTGAGCCCTTGAACGGCGGGATCTTCCTCTCCCGGTCCGTGCGCCTCGCGTAGGGCGCGCAGCTCGGCGAGCGCCTGTTCGGCGTGTTCGAGCGTGCCCTCTTCCTGCATGTGGCGATAGAGCGCGATCGCCTTGCGGACGTGCCGGGCCATGTTCGGCCCCTCGCCCTCGGTCGGAGGCAGCTTCGCCAGCCACTGGTAAAACTCCCATCCCACGCTGGCATTGATGACCGGTCGCTGAGGCCTGTCGCCCTCAGGAGGCTGTGTTTCCTTAGGTTTACGCCCCACGCTTCCGAGCCTACACGCGGTCAACAGAGATTCGTGCATCTTTTCGATATTTTGTGTTGACAGTGTATTCAGTCGGATGTACCTTCACGCCATGACAGCGTCAACAGCAGTCACGGATGCCGAGACGGTGATGGTCAACACACGCGTCTCTCCCGAGGTCGCTGAGCGACTGAAGGAGATCGCCAAGGCGCAGGACCTGTCCGTGTCCCAGATCCTTCGCCGGCTCATCGCCGACTACCTGAAGAAGCAGCGCTGAGCACGGGGCAGGGGATACGACCGATGCGCGCGCGCGACAAGGCGAAAGGAATCCAGCCGGGCGGGTCGTCAGTCCGACCGCCGGTCCACTCGCCGTCCACGGCGCTTTCGCCCTCGCTCGACTCCGAACTGCGTGCCTCCTGGGAGCGGGTCTTCAAGATCCACAAGGCCGAAACGGTTGGCGCCGAGCTCGATCTCGGCCGCTCCCGCGTCTACGAGATCGCTGGACATCCGGGGGAGACGCAGTTCCGGCACCTGTTCGCTCTCGCCGAGTTCGACTACGACCCGGAGTTCATCTCCCGCCTGGCGCACGTCCTTCTGGCCTGGGCTGCCGCTCGCGCAGCGCGTCGGAAGGCCGAGGGCGGCCGGATCGTGATCATCGACGGGCAGCGTGCATTGCCGTTCGGGGGAGGTGAGCGATGAAGGTTTCGCGCGGAGTCCTGTTCGCGGAGGAGGTCCTATGGAACTGAAGATCGATCCCCAGCGCGTCATCGCCAGCTACCAGCGGGCTGACCGCGAGCGTGATCCGGAGCTGAAGCTGTGCGAGACGCAGTTCCTGGCCACGACGGCGCCGCATCTGGCGCAAGAGGTCATCCGGCTGCGCGAGGAGAACGAGACGTTGCGCCGGATGGTGCGTGAGTCGATCCGCCTGGGTGTGATCGTGATCCCGCCGCGGGAGACGGACCAGTGAGCCGCGTGCTCGGCGCCATCCACGAGCGCCACCAGGCGCAGGAGTCCGGCTATCTGCGGATGGAGCGCACCTCCGACATCTACCAACAGGCGCACGCCGTCGCCGAGAAGCAGGGGATCCGATGCTCCTACTGCGGGATCAACCTCGTCGAGTCCTACGGGGTCTCGGGGCTCAACACCTGGGCCGCCTACGTGGACGGCGAGAAACGCGCGTGCCGTGAGTGCTCGAACACCAGCACGGAGTGCGCCCGCGACCGCGAGGCTGCAGTCAGGGCGGGACGGCGATGACGACACCCATCCCGGATCGCGCTCCGATCATCAAGTGCCCCGGCTGCCGGCACTGGGGCGACGTCCTCGCGCGCGAGTGCCGGTTCTGCCTGGGCTCGCGCCGCGTCTACGAGATCGTCCCGGCGCTTCGCCCGTGCGCGCTGTGCGAGGGGCGCGGCTCCTACCTCTGCGAGTGCTGCGGGGGAAGCGGATGCGAGCCCTCCGGTCCGACCCGCTACGAGCCCGCGCCAGCGGAAGAGTCCGGACCAGCGCCGGCGTCTCTGGTGGAGACGATCCACGGAGGCCTGGTTTGATGCGGCGCCGCTACGGCTTCCACGGGGCGACGCTCGGTGTCCTCGTCCTGGCGGGGATCGTGGGCGCGTTCGTCTCTGCCTGCCGCTTCCTCGTGGGGCGCGAGGAATGGAGGTGGATCTGATGGGCGGCGCGCGTCGGATCGCTCTGCACGGTGAGGACTGCCAGGTCCGCGGGTCGAGGCGCCACAGCTCGGACATGAGTTATCTCGGAAAGCGCATCTGCGACGGCCACTTCATGGATCTGTCTGCGCAGGACGACGACGGCACCGCGCTGTGCGCAGCGCTCGGTCTTCATCCACCTACGACATCGATTCCCGGGGATGGGCCCCGGAGCTCGCCGCTTCCCACGGCGAGGATCTGAAACCTGAGGCCGGAACGGAGCGTCACCCGTTCCGGCCTCTCACCTGAGCACGAGGGGTCGATGGCGACGAAGAGGTTGTTGACGTTGCGGGTCCCGGTCAAGGCCGTGCCTCACGGAGGCGCCGTCGAGATTCAGCAGAAGGAAGACGTCGCGATCCTCTCCCTCTCGAAGGGCGACCGCAGGCTCTTCCTGGATCTCACATGGGAGGAGCTCGCGCAGGTCATCGCGGCAATGGTCGACGTCACGAAGGAGCGCGAGTTGAGCGAAGGGAATGAGAGCTGATGGCGAGAGAGCAGCTGTTGCCGGGAGTGGTGCCCAAGCCGATCAAGGAGCTGCACGACGCGTGCGAGGACCTGTTCGATGCGCGGGAAAAGGTGGCGAAGGCCCGCAAGGTCGTCAACGAGCGTCAGGCGCACATCGGCAAGATCCTTCGCAAGCACAAGCTCGAGACCTACAACCTCGGCGGGGTGAAGGCGGAGATTCTCGAGTCCGAGCGCGTCGTTGTCGAGCGCACGGCGAAGCAAGAGGCGAAGGCCTCGTGACGACGCGCCGCCCCATCGGCTACCTACGTACGCGCGCGAGCTCGCCGGTGGCTCTCACGTCGGGCGGCGCGGCCTTCGATCATCCCCGCCGATTTGGAGCTCCAGCTGAGGCTCTCGGTACGGCTCGGCCTTCCACCCGAGTGGCGACCGAAGCCCCTCCTGTCAACCGCGCCGGGACGGTGGAGATTCCCGGCACACCCTCCCCCAAGAGGCGGATCGGGCGGGATCCTTCACCGGCGACCCCTGCCGCCCGCGGGGAAGCCACTTCTCACGAGCGCCGAGGCGAGGGATCGCAACCCGGCCAGGCCACCGCGCACGTTGCCCCGATTCCGGTTCGGCCGCAGTCGGTCCGTACGCGCGGGGAGGGTTCGAGTCCCTCCGGCGCTATCTCTCGCTTCATCCGACTGGCGCGCCGCGCGGTGCGCCTTGCAGCGAACCGGGGCGGGCTTTCCGAGGAGGCTGCCCGCCCCACCAATTCCGGTGAATGCGAGGGAATAGATGTCCATGCCGCGAGTGCAGCTGGGCGATGTGGCGAAGGATTCGATCACGGGATTCCACGGGGTCGTGATCTGCATCTCGGAATGGCTCCACGGGTGCAGGCGGATCACGCTCAAGCCAACGGGCGTAGGCAAGGACGGAAAGACCTTCGAGCCGGAGACCTTCGACGAGCCGCAGCTGTCGATCGTGAAACGCGGCAAGCACGCTCCAACGAACGTCACCGGGGGGCCGCGCCCGGAGCCGACGAAGCCAACCCTCCCGCGCTGATCGCCCCCGTCGCGCTCGACGCGCCCGAGCCCTGGCCGGTCCAGGTCCTCGCCGTCGCCCTGCTCACCGTCGTCATCGTCGCGATCGTGGTCGCGGCGTTCACGCCCAGCTGAGAAACGAAAGGCCCCGCACCGGGTCAGGGTAGCGGGGCCAAAGGCATGAAGAGGATTCGCCGGAGATCGTAGCCCGGCCCGAAAGGAAGGTCAATCCGTGGAACCCGAACGAGTCACAACCCAGGAGGCGCGCAGGATGCCCGACTACTCGATCCCCACGACGGATACGTCCATCGTCGTTCGACGCGACGAGATCGATCACGAGCTGAGCCTCACGGAACAGGCGGAGCGCTCCCTGCTCGAACGCCTCACGGCGATGAAGGACTCCGCGGAGGTGTTCGTTCGCCGCACGGAGCTGATCGAGGCCTGCTACCTCGCCGCCCTGCGACGAACGCGGCCCGAGGACTGGATCCTGTCCAAGGACAACGCCGGCGCGGAGGTCGGCATGCTCGCGGATTCGGGAGCTTCGCTCGTCGCCGAGATGTACGGCGTCGTCATCAAGAACATCCGCCCCACCGATGACAAGGGGCTCTTCGCTCCCGAGAAGCTCATGCGTGCCGACGCCTACGGTTATCGCGGCGCCTGCGACGGGTTCGCGCGCTTCAACGGGAGATCGCTGGAGGGGATCGAGGCGGCGCGATGGTCGGACGAGGACTTCACGGGCCGCTCGGTCGACAAGGACGATCACCTGGTGAAGGGGCGCCGGCCTGATGACGGCGCGGCGCTCGAGTCCGATCTGAGGATGTCGACCCTGACTTCCCTCCGGACGAAGGCCGTGCGGATCCTCTGCGGGATGTCCCGCGTGCCCGTGTCCGACCTTCGCAAGTCGTGGGCGGGGACGGACAAGAAGGTCGAGAACGCGAGGAAGGGGAGCGGCTACGGCTCCGGGTCCGAGCGCGGGGCGGCAGCCGTCACGAGCGCCGAGACGAAGAGCGAGGCGGCGAAGCTCGGCGAGGAGATCGTCCGGCGCGTCGGGGGCGACCTGGCCGCGGCCGCGCAGCTCACCCAGGACATCACGTCCGACAAGGAGAAGGGCTTCAAGGGCTTCGACACCGTGACGCGGCTCACGCAGGACTGGCAGGTCAAGAAGGCCCTGGCGAAGCTCAAGGCCCACCCCGTCTTCGGTGACGCGGCCGATCGTGACGGGAAGGAAGGCGGCGGAGGCCGGTGAGCGAGCCCGCACTCATCGGCTCGCCGGCGCCCGGCGCGGATCACATCGCGGCGATCGTGTCGGCGTGGGAGGGCTACCTGCGGGCGGGGGACGGGGGGCCTTCCACGGGCTCCCTGTCCTACGTCTACGCCTCGCAGAGGCGTGCCTGCACGCGCCGGATGGCTCTGGACCTGCTCTATCCGGGGGACCGTCCGGAGTTCACCCCCGACCAGCTCGAGCGGATGAGGCGAGGCGTCGAGCGCGAGGCCGCGATCGTGGCGAGGCTGCTCCAGGTCGGGCCACGGTGCACGCCGCCCTTCTCGATGATCGAGGGACAGAAGCGGTTCGAGATCCGCGATCGGGACAACCGGGTGCTGATCGTGGGAAAGATCGACGGCCGGCTCTACTTCGGCCGAAGCGCGCCGCGTCCGGTCTTCGAGGTGAAGAGCGGAGAGTCGGTGCGCCACGTCGAGACGATCGAGGATCTGGAGCGCTCCCCCTGGACGCGCCACATGCTCGACCAGCTCCTGAGCTACCTGCTCGCCGAGTCCGAGCCCTGGGGGTTCCTCATCCTGGATCGGCCGGCCGTCCCGAAGTTCCTGCGGGTGAACCTCGAGGATCACCTGGAGCGCGCCGAGCGGTTCCTCGCGGACGCCCGTGTCGCCGTCCTCGCCCGTACCGGAGAAGGGGCCATGCCGCCCTTCACGGACGACCGCGCCGAATGTCGCCGGTGCGATCACCTCGGGAAGAGCTGCGCGCCGCCTCTCGACTACGGGCCCGGCGCCACGATCATCACCGACGAGCGGCTGATCAACCTCGCGCGCATCTGCGAAGAGAACGAGCCCGCGTCCAAGGCCTACGACCGCGCGTGGAAAGATCTGTCCAAGTCCCTGCGCGGCGTCGAGCTGGCGATCATGGGCGACTACGAGGTCCGCGGCTCTTGGGGGAAGAACACCACCTATGAACTGCCCGACGACATCAAGGCGAAGTTCAAGAAGGTGGACGAGAAGGGGAAGTTCTTCCTCGAGCTGGACAGGATCGGCGCGGCGCCGGCTGGGGAAGGCCGATGAAGCTCGAAACCGCCCTCCTCTTCGACGTCGAGACCACCGGCACCGACCCTGCGAAGGATCGCGTCCTCGAAGTCGGAGTCGGGCTCTTCTCGATACCTGACGCAACGCTGGTGCGCGCCGCGTCGTTTCTGTTCCACGCGGAGGAGAACCCGGCGGAGTTCGTGAACGGGCTTTCCCCGGCGCTCCTGGCTCGATTCGGAACGAGGGGGGAGGGCGACTGGTCCGAGGTTGCGGACTGGTTCGCGCTCGGCGATGTGATCGTGGCGCATCACGCCAGCTTCGACCGCTCGTTCGTCCCGCGCCGCCTCATGGAGGTCGAGGAGCCGGGACCCTGGGTTTGCTCGATGGACGACATCGAGTGGCCCCGCACGTCCCCGAACAAGTCCCTTGTCGGCATCTGCCTCGCGCATGGGCTCGGCGTCGGGTCCGCGCATCGCGCCCTGGAGGACGTGCTGCTCCTGGTGCGGCTCTTCGAGCGGGCGGCCGAGCTGGGGGCGGATCTCACCGCCATGATGGAGCGCGCGCTGCGGCCGAAGAAGAAGTACCGCGCGTTCGTGAGCTACGACGATCGCGAGCTCGCCAAGGCGGCGGGGTTCGCTTGGGATGGGGATGCGAAGATCTGGCACAAGAGGATCGTCCCCGAGGACCTCGCGGAGCTTGCGCTGCCGTTCGAGGTTCGAGAGATCGTGGAGGCGCCCGCGCGATGAGCCTCGCACGGCTTCTGACGCGACTCTTCGGATCACCGGAGGAGATCAGCGGCGCCGGCCGTTGTCCGGTGTACCTCTACCGCTGGACTCTCCTGAAGTACCGCGGCCGCGGCATCTACGTCCATCGGTTCGTCGGCGACGACTGGGCGCTCGACCTCCACGATCACCCGAAGCGCTTCATCTCGGTGGGGCTGCGTGGCTCCTACATCGAACAGACGCCCCGATACGATCCCCGACATCTGCATTACCCGGCCAGGCCGCTCGAGCTGATCAATCTCGTTCACGAGCGGCTCTACCGCGCCCCATGGATTCGCACCTTCCCGGCACATCACATCCACCGGCTGCGCCTCGTCGGCTCCGAGTGCTGGACGCTCGTCATCGTGTTGAAGTCCGTCCGGCCCTGGGGATTCTGGAACCGCGGTCGGTTCATCCACTGGCGCGACTATGTCAACGGGTCGATCGCCGACGTCAGGAAGGCGTGCCATTGAGCGCCACCTGCAGCTTCTGCGGGAAGTCCGTGGTGTGGGCCACCGACGATAAGGGCACGAGGCAGATCCTCGATCCCTCCGCCCCCGTCTTTCTTGTGAGTCCATCCGCGGAACGATGCGATCGCGCGAACGGGAAGGGGTACTCGAGCATCGGGCCCGTGGGTAGTATCGATCTCGCGCCTCGACAGGACCGCACCCACATGGTTTCCCACTGGTCGACGTGCCCGAAGGCGGCCGATGTGAAGCGGGATCGGGGGATGAAACGGTGAAGCCTCGCATCGACCTACGCGCCGTTGACGAGCGCACTCTCCAGGCGGAGTTGCGCGATCGGAAGCGCTGCGTCGACTGCCGCGCGGAGCACTCCTCGGCCTGGCACCGCGCGGGGCTGAGCCGTGTGCGGTGCGCGGACTGCCAGCAGGTGAAGAAGGTGTTGGAGGCGCGAACATGAAGGGCCTCCGCATCTCCGAGGACCTGTTCCTCCCTCTCAACGCCGTCACGCAGACCTTCGGGATCCTCGCGATGCGTGGGGCAGGGAAGACCAACCTCGCGCGCGTCATGGCCGAGGAAATGTATGCGGCGAAGCTCCCGTTCGTCGCCGTGGATCCCGTCGGCTCCTGGTGGGGCCTGCGCTCCTCACGCGATGGGAAGGGCGCGGGGATCGAGATCCCGATCTTCGGCGGCAGGAAACAGGACGTCCCCCTCGAGAAGACCGGCGGCGCCCTCATCGCCGACCTGGTCGTTGGGGACCGGCTCTCCTGCGTGCTCGATGTCTCCGAGTTCAGCGAGGGAGACAAGATCCGGTTCCTGATCGACTTCGCGGAGCGGCTCTACCGGAAGAACCAGGACCCGCTCCACCTGTTCCTCGAGGAGGCCGACGACTACTGTCCGCAGCGGCCGTTCAGGGAGCAGGCGCGCCTGCTCCGATCGTGGGAGAACATCGTCCGACGCGGCCGGGCTCGCGGGCTCGGCATCACGATGATCACGCAGCGGTCCGCGTCCCTGAACAAGAGCGTCCTGACGCAGGTCGAGACCCTCTTCGTCCTCCGTACGACGTCGCCCCAAGACCGCAAGGCGATCGCTGCCTGGGTCGAGTTCCACGGCCAGGCGAAGGAGCTGCTCGCCAGCCTCGAAGGGCTGAAGAACGGCGAGGCGTGGGTCTGGTCCCCGTCGTGGCTTCGGACGACTGCGCGTGTCCTGACGCGCCGCTCTACCACCTTCGACAGCGGGGCGACACCGAAGGACGTCCACGGCGCCCGCCCGCCGGCGACCCTCGCCGACGTCGACCTGGGCGCGATCAAGACCAGGATGGCGGAGACGATCGAACGCGCGAAGGCTGAGGACCCGCGCGAGCTGCGGAAGAAGATCCTCGAGCTCGAGCGCCAGCTGAAGGCGCGGCCGACGGCAGAGGCCAAGATCGAGCGCGTCGAGGTTCCCGCCATCCAGCAGGTGCAGATCGAAGTCTTCGCTGAGCTCGTCGAGCAGCTCGAGACATGGACGAACTCGTTCTACGAGCGGTACGAGCGACTTCTGGCCGAGGTGCGTGTGGCGCACCAGGTCGGGAACCAGGTCGTTGCGTCGTTGAAGAGCCTTGGGAACGGACGCGCGGGGCCCTCGTTTCCCGCGCGGCATCTGGTGGTGCCCGCGCCGACCCGCCCGCGTGCTACCCGTGAAACGAAGGCGTCCCGCGGCGTAGACCCAGACCCCGCTGTGGGCCGAGGCGGCCTGCGTCGGATGCTCACCGCTCTCGCGCAGCGCCCGCAGGGGCTCTCCGCGCAGCAGCTCGGCGTGCGCGCCGGGCTCTCTAGCAAGAGCGGCACCTTCGATACCTACCTGGGAAGGGGACGCGCCGCAGGATGGATGGAGGGCTCGCGGGACCGGCTCACCATCACCGATGCGGGAATCGCCGCGCTCGGCACCTACGAGGAGCTCCCGACGGGACGCGAGCTGCTCTCCTACTGGCAGGGCGAGCTGGGGGCT